TTGCCACGCATAGCCCGTATCAAAGACCCGGATACCGTACACCATGTTATGTGCCGTTCAATTAGTGAGCTTACCCTATTTAAAAACTACAAAGACAAGGTAAAATACTTAGAGCTTCTAGCACTGTACTGTGAGAAATTCCAGTGCAGCATACTCTCATACTGCCTTATGGATACCCATGTCCACATACAGCTAGACCCTAGAGGATCTGACATGTCCAAGTTCATGCATGGCGTCAATCTTTGCTATGCCCAATATTACAATAAAAAGTACAGAAGGCACGGCCATGTTTTCCAAGGCAGATTCTTAAGCAGGGCAGTATTTGACGATGTGTATAACCTGGTAGTATCAGCATACATTCACAATAACCCAAAAGACATTCCTGCTTATAAGGATGCTGTACACACCTACCCTTATTCATCTTATGGGATATACCTTGGAAACTACGACTATGACTTTGGCCTGGCTGACCCAGACTTTATTCTATCTCAATTTGCCAATGACCCTAAGGAAGCCATGGTAAAATACGCCGAGTTCGTCTCTTCCTGCAACAAGATTACACAAAAAGAAAAATACTACGAGCTCATAAACGACTATGTAAAAAACAACAAATACGCTTACAAAAGCGAGAGAGTCGTAATCTACAGGGATTATTCCCCTGAAGAAATCTTAAAAGCAGTAGAAGCAGCGCTTAAAACCAAAATCCCCAACTTCATCAACATCAAATACAACCGCAGCCTTTCAGATGCAAGAGCCGTATCTGCCTTTTTGATGCGCTGTCTTTGCGATTTTACCTACAAGGACATCTGCAAGACCCTTGGCAATATCACTGCAAGCCAGGCAGCTAACCTTTGCAACAAGGGCTATGAGCTGATCAAGTCCATCCCCAAGTATCAAAACATCTACCCAGAGATCCTGGATTTCATCAAGCCTAAAGCATCATAAGGACAATTAAAACCATGCTCCTGCCATCCTCCAAACCGGTGGATTAGTTTTGTTGTGATTGTTTGCATTTCTAGCCTTTTGATAGTTCACTGTGATTAATCATTTAATCATAGCGACAAAGGTTAAGGATGTTTTTATACACCCTTAATGTCAGTTTTGACGGTTGGTTGTGAAGTGTCCCCTTTTAGTCCGCACCCTTAATGTCAGTTTTGACGGTTGGTTGTGAAGTGTCCCCTTTTAGTCGAAGCCATCAAAGTGCTTCAGCAGAAAGCGTAATGGAGGTGTCCTATGAGTTATAACACAAAGAACTATAACGAACAGGGCGGTGAAAAAACCGTTATTGGTGGAACTCTTGAAATCAAGGATGGGGCGGTCGTCACTGGCCTCCCCATTCTAGATAATCAAGCTGCAAGTACTGCTGCCACAATAGAAGATTTGGTGACAGATTTTAATGCCCTTCTCACCAAACTTAAGGCTGCAGGGCTTATGATTTCAGACTAATGAAAGGATGGTGGCGGTATGACACTGCTGGAGAAAGTAAAAGCAAATCTTATTCTTGATCACTCGGCTGATGATGAACTACTTGAAATGTACATCACCGCCGCTACCCGGTATGCAGAAAGTTATCAGCATCTTCCTGAAAACCACTACGTGGAAGCCGTTATGCCAGCCACCACACAACAAGCCATCATTATGCTGTCATCCCACTTTTATGAATCCAGGGACGGCAGCACAGGTGGTTTCTTTTCTGATAATGTGCAGGCTGGACAACAGGTATGGAATACGGTCAATCTCCTGCTGCGGCTTGATCGGAATTGGAAGGTGTAGCTATGAGCTTTGGGAAAATGAACACCTTTATCGATATTGTAGAAAGCGTCACCATTAAAGACGCTGAAGGGTTTAAAACAGAAGTTGATAACATTGTTGCATCTGTCAGGGCTTATCGAGAAGGTCGCCATGGCAATGAGAAATGGGCAAATAGAGCTTCCTTTTCAGAAGCCACAGACCTTTTTCGCTTTCGCCGCATCCCTGGTATTACCATTACAGCATCTATGGTGATCATCCATAGTCATAAGAGATTTGAAATTACATCTGTTGAGGATGTGAAAGGCCGCGGGATGTACATTGAAGTGCTGGCTAAGGAGGTGGTTCCAAGTGGCTAAAGGAACTATGAAAATGCCTGATGAGTTTTTAATGAAGCTTACAAAGCTTGGTGATAAGACAGATGATATTGTCTCTAAAGTTTTAGAAGCTGGCGGCGAGGTTGTTCTTGATAAAGTAAAAGCCAACCTCAAAGGCGTCATCGGGAATGAAACCAAAGAAAAAAGCCGTTCTACCGGTGAGCTGGTTTCCTCACTCGGCCTCTCTCCCACTAAGCTAGATCGAAATGGAAACTTCAATGTCAAGGTTGGTTTCAATGAACCTCGTGGTGATGGAGATGCCAATGCTAAGATAGCAAATATCCTTGAATACGGGAAATCAGGTCAGCCACCTAAACCATTCTTGAAGCCCGCAAAGTCTGCATCTCGGAAGGCATGCATTGAAACTATGAAATCAGAACTGGATAAGGAGATTGAAAAGCTATGAGCTTACTTGCGGATTTAAACCACATACTAGGACCTTTGAACATTCCTGTAGAGACCGGAGTGTTTTCTGATACGCCGCCTGATGAATATCTGGTTATTACCCCCATGTCCGATAGGCTTGATCTTTTTGCAGATAACGAGGCTTATATGATTGTTTCAGAGGCAAGGCTATCCCTTTTTACAAAGAAGAATTATAACAAGCGAAAAAAGGAACTAACAAAAGCCCTGCAATCCGGAGAAATCACCATAACAGATAGGCAGTATGTTGGTTATGAACATGATACTAAATTTCATCATTACGCCATTGACGTAATGAAAGAATATGAAACGGAGGAAGAATAAATGGCAACGATCGGATTGGACTCTCTATTTTATGCAAAAATCACAGAAGATCAAAATGGCATCGAAACCTATGGCACCCCTAAAGTGTTGGCTAAAGCCATGACTGCAGAGCTGAGCATTGAGCTCATTGAAGCCATTCTTTATGCAGATGACGGTGCCAGCGAGGTGGTGAAAGAATTCAAGAGTGGTGCTTTAAGTTTAGGAATTGATGACATTGGCTCACTTGTAGCTCAGGATTTAACCGGCTGCAAAATTGACAGCAACAATGTGGTGGTTTCAAGAAGTGAAGATGGTGGTAGCCCTGTAGCAGTTGGGTTTCGTGCCAAGAAGGCCAATGGAAAATATCGCTACTTTTGGCTCTACAGGGTTATCTTCTCTGTTCCCGCCACAAGTCTTGCTACCAAAGGCGACTCCATTACATTTAGCAGTCCCACCATAGAAGGAACCGTCTTTAGAAGAAATAAACTAGACGGAGAAAGAAAGCATCCTTGGAAAGCGGAAGTCACTGAAGGAGATAATGGTGTTTCTGCCTCAACCATTACAAGCTGGTTCACATCCGTTTATGAGCCAGACTTCACAGCAGTGACGCCAACCATTACAATCACAACTCAGCCAGCAAGCTTAAGTGAAGTAACCGCAGGAAGCATTACTGGAAGCCTTTCTGTTGTGGCAAATTCCAACACCTCAAACCCTGTAACCTATCAGTGGTTTGAAAATACCATCGATAGCACCACTGGCGGTACTGCCATTAATGGAGAAACTTCTGCGAGCTTTGATATTCCAACAGACCTCTTGGCAGATACCTATTACTACTACTGCGTCTTAAGCTCTAGTGGTGCAGAAAACGTAACGACCACAGTGGCTACTGTTGTTGTTTCTTAATGGGAGGGTTGATCATGGCAGATGAAAAATTAAAGGTTGATGAGGCGGCTGAAGAACGAAGTACCACCATTGATATTGGCGGCACGGAGTTTAAGATGATTCTTACCACCAAAGCTACAAAGGAAATTGCCAAGCGCTATGGTGGTCTTGAGAATTTGGGCGATAAGCTGATGAAAACTGAGAACTTTGAAATGGCGCTTGAAGAGGTGGCGTGGCTCATTACCCTTCTGGCAAACCAGTCCATCCTGATCCACAATATTAGGAACAAGGATGATAAAAAAGAACTTCTTACAGAAGATGAAGTGGAGCTTCTTACCACTCCCTTTGATCTGACTAATTATAAGAACGCCATTATGGCCAGTATGATGAAAGGCACAAAAAGGCATGTGGAGAGTGACGACTCAAAAAACGAGGTGGTCGGGTAAGTGATGAACAAGTCTTTACCCGACTTATCTACTTTGGAACAGTCCATCTAAGACGATTGGAAGATGAAGTATGGCTCATGCCCATTGGCTATTTGATGGACCTTTGGGAATGCCACAAGCAATTTACCGGAATATCGAAACCGAAACAAGAGCGCTACATCGATGAAATAATACCGGAATTTTTATAGAGAATGTACTAGTTAGGCACCTACATTGGTGTCATTTTTTATGCCCCAAAGGAGGTGAACGCTATGTCGGACTTCGGCCTGAAAATAGGTGTAGAGGGTGAGAAGGAGTTCAAGAGCTCTCTTAGAGATATCAATCAAACATTCAAGGTGCTGGGTTCTGAAATGAATCTTATCACTTCACAGTTTGATAAGCAAGATAAATCCATCAAGGCTATTACAGCAAGAAATGAAGTGTTAAATAAAGAGATTGACGCTCAGAAAAACAAAGTATCCACCCTTGAAGCTGCACTGAAAAATGCTGCTGAGTCCTTTGGGGAGAATGACAAAAGAACAAAAGCCTGGCAGATCCAGCTAAACAATGCAAATGCAGACCTAAACAAAATGGAAAAAGAGCTGGATGATAACAATAAGGCACTAGATGCAGCCAGTGATGGGTTTGATGATGCTGGTAAAGAAGCTGACAAGTTTGGGGATGAAATCAAAGACTCTGCAAAAGTGGCAGATGATTCCGGTGGTAAGTTTGAAAAGCTAGGTTCAGTTATGAAAGGTGTAGCTGCCGGGATTGGCGTTGCCATGGCTGCCATTGGAACTGCTGCTGTCACTGCAGGTAAAAAGCTCTTTGATATGGCTAATGATGCTGCGGCTGCAGGGGATGAGATCGATAAGGCCAGCCAGAGAATTGGTCTTTCAAGGCAGGGCTACCAAGAGTGGGACTATGTTCTTTCACAAAACGGTGCCAGTATCTCATCCTTAGAAAACGGAATGAAAAAACTCAATAATACCGTGGATGATGCCATCAATGGTAGTTCCTCTGCCACGGAGAAGTTTCAACGACTAGGGATTTCCATGGCGGACCTTGAGGGTAAATCCAGAGAAGAAGTCTTTGAGATGACCATTAAAGGTCTTCAAGGGATCTCTGATGAAGGTGAAAAAGCTGCCATTGCCAATGACCTACTTGGAACGTCTTCAGTTGAGCTAGGGGCACTATTGAACCAAACTGCTGAAAGCACCGATGCCCTAAAGAACAAAGCCAGTGAGCTAGGGCTGGTTATGAGCGATGAGTCTGTAGATGCTGCGGTGAACTACACAGACGCCATGGATAACCTCACCCGCTCCTTTGCTGGGGTGAAAAACAACATCACTTCACAGCTTCTCCCTGGCTTTACCATGATTTTAGATGGTTTGACGGGCCTCATCACTGGTCAAGAAGGAGCCGCCGAGCAGTTAAAAGAAGGAGCAAGACAGACGGTTGAGCAGATTGCTGTCATCCTTCCACAAATTCTGGATGTGGTTACTGGACTTATTGCAGCCATTGCAGAAGTTGCACCTGATTTGATTCTCGCTCTTGTCAGTGGCATTTTAGATAATCTTCCCACACTTATTGAAGCAGCAACCAATATCATCATGACCATTGTAGGTGGCCTTATCGAAGCCTTACCTCAAATCACAGATGGTGCTTTGCAGCTTGTTCTAACACTGGTAGATGGTATTATTACCAATCTTCCTGCCCTGGTGGAAGCAGCGCTAGTTATGATTGTAACCCTTGCAACGGGCCTTGGAGATGCTCTTCCTGAACTTATTCCTTCCATTGTAGAAGCGGTTATCCTTATTGCTACCACCTTAATCAACAATCTGGACTTGGTACTAGATGCAGCATTTCAGATTATCAGCGGCTTGGCTATGGGACTTTTAAACTCTCTACCAACTCTGATTCAATCACTGCCTCAGATTATTAACAGCATCATTACCTTTATCACCAGTAACCTACCAAAGCTTATTGAAATGGGAGTTCAGCTGACCATTCAGCTTGGTATGGGACTTATTCGTGCCATTCCTCAGATCGTGGCTCAACTGCCTCAGATCATCATGTCTATCGTCACCGGACTTGCCCGTGGGATCCCATCCATACTAGAAGTGGGAAGAAACATCGCCAGAGGTTTATGGGACGGTATCGCATCGATGATTGGTTGGCTTGGAGAAAAAGTAAAAAACATGGTCAACGGTATTGTTGGTGGCGTTAAGAAGGTTCTTGGTATTAGATCACCTTCAAAGGTATTTGCAGGCATTGGTTCCAACATGGGTGAGGGTATTGGAGAGGGCTTCGAAAAAGCCATGGGTGATGTGGAAAAAGATATGCAGGGAGCTATTCCTACAGACTTTGATTTGGACCTGAACTCTCAAGTCACTGGAAGTTTTGGTGGCTCTGAAGGAGCGGTCTTTGACGTAACCATACCCCTTACCATTGACGGTAACATTCTAACAAGAGTTATTGCACAACTTCAGTGGAACCAAAACACCGTCACAGTTAGAAACCTTGGTGTGGCAGGAAGTTAA